TGAAAATCAATGGGGCCCTCCAAAATTTAGTCCTAATTGGAAAGCATTCAATGCCACTTTGATTCACATGGTCGATGCTCCCTCAATGTTTAAACCATCAGATGTTGAAAGAGCACGGGAAGATTGGATTGCACCTTTGAAAGAGTTGGCTAAAAAGACACCTTTAACCTCATTGACGCTTAGTGAAGCTATAGTTGGGGTTGAGGGGAAGAAATTTTTGGATCCTTTGCCTATGAGTACGGGAATGGGATTCCCATTGTATGGCAAGAAAAGACCACATTTTGAAGATGTTATCGTTGATTGTAAATTGGTGGATCGTATACCTGACAAATCAGTGCAACATGAATTTGACAGGATGATGTCATGTTGGCAAAAAGGTGAAAGAGCTTATCCTGTGTGTGCTGCAACATTGAAAGATGAGCCAACTAAAATATCGTCTGAGAAAGTACGTGTGTTTCAAGCTGCGCCAGTTGCATTGAGTATAGCAATTAGAAAATATTTTTTGCCAATTTCTCGTTTCATATGTCAAAATTCATTATTGTCTGAGTGTGCAGTGGGATTGAATAGTTTTTCCAAGGATTGGGAACAGATGATGTCTCACGCTTACAAGTATGACAAAGAGGATGTGTTAGGGTGGGACTATTCAAAGTATGATGTTCGAATGTCTGCCCAGGTGACTTTGGCAGCTTGGAGGTGTCTAATTGATTTGGCTGAGACAGCAGGATATACTTCAGATGATTTGCATATAATGCGGATGATGATCTTCGATATCATTCATCCACTTGTAGATTATAATGGAGTTTTGTTGATGGCTTTCAATATGAACACTTCAGGAAACAACATGACTGTGATTGTGAACAGTATTGTGGGTTCAATATATGTTAGGCTTGGAATTTTTCATGCTTTACCAGAAGTTACTAACTGCAGGGATGTTTGTGCAGCTCTTACTTATGGTGACGATTTTACTGGATCCATTAAACCTGCCTACAAAAAACGTTTCAATTTCATGGTGTATCAACACTTTTTAGCCCTTCATGGAGTCAAAATCACACTACCAGATAAAAGTTCAAACAGTGTAGAATTCTTGAAGATGAATGATGTTGATTTTTTGAAAAGAAAGTCAAAATTTATTCCAGAAATTGGTTGTACAATTGGGTGTTTGGATGAGATGTCTATTTTTAAATCTCTCCATTGTAATGTGAAATCCCGAAGCGTTACGCATATTCAACAAATGAGTTCTTGTATTGAAACCGCTCTACATGAGTGGTTTGGACATGGACGTGAAGTTTATGAGTTGCGTCGTTCACAATTAAAAGAGGTTTGCTCTAGTTCTCGCGCAAATCTGCCACTATCAATACTTGACTTGGATTTTGAAGCTCGAGTCGAGTTGTGGAAGAAACACTATGAACAAAATTAAGTCTTCTTGGTTACCTATTGTACAAAGGCGAGAAGCAAAACAAATCGTGTAATTACTGTACAAATTTTGCACAAAAC